ATTATTCAAGTCTATGGGACGGCGGAAGCCTTAGTCCTGAATGGAGCGATAGTATGCGTACACCAGCAGGCATACAATCTAATAACCCTCTAGGGTATGCACTACACAATTCATATATTGCTCCGGTAATTAGTAAACCAACACTTGCTACTATTAGAAATATATTCCAAGACGGAGACACAGGTGATCCAACAGTTGCAGGTGCATCAGGATACGTAGTAGACACAGGATCGAGAGTACAGCAAATTGATTGGTTTGCTGGCAGTGGAATTGTAGGCGAAACACAAGACCAAAACTTTTATACAGATTATGACGGGCATGGCACTCATTGTGCAGGCATTGCCGCAGGTAAGACATTTGGCTGGGCAAAAAACGCAAGAATATATGCCCAAAAATTAGGTGGCTTAGAAGGTACAGCTGATCCTAATAATGGAATTAGTATTACTAACGCATTTGATTGTATTAGATTGTGGCACAATAATAAATCAGGTGTTGATGCAAACAGACCTACTGTTGTTAACATGAGTTGGGGATATGGATTCTCAACAACATCTGATCCAACAAGCGGAACATATAGAGGCTCAGCTTGGACATATGGTGTTGATTATAGTACTCGAGCAGAGCTAGAAACAGCAACAGGCGTAGGTATTAAAAGATTAAACAGTGGAACAACAACTAGATTGTCAACAAGAAACGCAACAGTTGATGCAGAAATAGAAGATATGGTTTCAGCAGGAATACACGTAGTAATTGCAGCTGGTAATAACTATAACAAAGTAGAAGCATTTGGTGGCACTGATTATGACAATGATGTATTATTTGGAGCAACTACAATAAACTATCATAGAGGTAGTTCACCGTATAGCTCAAATGCATTCATGGTAGCTAGTTTAGACAGTACTACACAAGATGACAGTGGCACTGAAAAAGATAGAACAAGTATTTTTTCAAGCAGAGGTCCAGGATGTAATATATGGGCACCGGGTTCGGATATTATGAGTGCTTGTAGCACACCATATAACGCAAGTAAATTTGCACCAATATCATATTTTGGTGATGCTAGTTTTTATCAAATGAGTATAAGCGGGACATCTATGGCAGCACCGCAAGTTGCTGGACTATTATGTTTACACTTAGAATCAAGTCCGACACTAACACCAGCACAATTAAAATCAAAAATTATAGCAGATTCAAAAGATGTTGTATATAATACAGGTGTAGATAACGACTATGATCAGATAAGTACAAGTACTTTTGGACAAGATGCAAAAATTATATATAGTAGATATGCAAGTGCAAATGCATTATCTATAACAACAGAATGAAGGTAGTAATATGGCAATAAATTATCCAAATGATCCAGCAGTAGATGACACACATGTTGTAGGAGATATAACTTGGACATGGGACGGAACAGCCTGGACTATAATATCTACAGCAGGTGGTGGAGGCGGAAGCTCTTATAATGACGCAGCTGTTGATACACATCTAAATACTAGTAGTGCTAGTACAAACGAAATTTTAAGTTGGAACGGCTCAGACTATGCGTGGGTAGCTGATCAAACCGGAGAAGGTGGTGGAGGTGGTGGCGGTGCCTCTGCAATTAATGACCTAAGTGATGTAAACATTTCAAACCCACAAGACAATGAAGTTTTAAAATATAGTTCAGGAGAATGGGTTAACGGAACAGATGCCACAGGCGGAGCAGGTAGTGTAGCATTTACAGATTTAACAGATGCTCCTTCGGGATTAACGCCTGCTAATTTTTACGAATCAGCAATAACAACATTTAGAGTTACAAACACAGGCACAGCGTCTTATGAATTTGATAGCCATTACACTGGCGCTAATCCAACTATATTTGTTTTAAGCGGAACAACAGTAGCATTTGATTTAACAAATATCGGCGGACACCCTTTTGCTATCCAAGATAGTACAGGGTCAGCTTACAATACCGGACTTGTACATGTAGCTACAGACGGCACAGTAAGTACCGGTTCAAATGCTCAAGGCAAAAGTTCAGGAACATTGTATTGGAGAATACAAGAAAGTTTAGGTAGTCCACCTAACTATAGATACCAATGTACATCACATGTAGGTATGGTTGGTGCTATAACTATAAAAAGATTAAGTTCTATTTAAGAAAAACTTGTAAATTATATCTTAGTCTTTGCAATTCAGTAACATTTTCTCGTAGTGTATGTGGATCTATATTACCGTCATGTTCGCTTGCGTGTCCGTTATTAATTAATACAACGTGACTTTTTAATTCCTGTAACATTTGTTGTGCTTGCTTTTTGCTTTTATCAAATGTAATTGTTGAAATCTTTTGTTCAAATTCAGCAATCTCGTTTTGGTATTTTTTGCTGTTGTTTAATGATAGCATTATTCTTCCTTTGGAGTAGGCCTTAGTTGGAAAAAGTCTAAACTAGGATCTTTATTACTTGTTTGAGTAATACTGCCACCATCCATTATACTTTCTAAGCCAATTGGCATACAAGGAGGTACATGAAATACACTACCTTCTTTTATTTCTTTTTCGTATAACATACCGTCGGCGGTATCTATCCAAGCAATTTTAAAATTACCACTGTTTACAAACCAAGATTTTTCAGTAGTTTTATGAAAGTGCATTGGTAAACCACTGCCAACATTTTCAAATACTAAAATCTTTGATACATAATTATCAGTTTTAGCCCAAGTTGCTTCGTATCCAAAACTACTTTTATCTACATTTTCGTTCATAATAAATCCATTACTTTAAATATTGTTTCTAGTTTAGTTTGGTTTACCTTATTTGTTAAGGTATTCCTTAAGCCGTTGTGTAACGGCTTTGGCCAACTTTTAAATGTAGTCCAAGCGTATCCGTTATGTTCATTGTTTAACTTAGGAATAAATTCATCATCGACTACACATAGATATGTATGAAAATGAAACTTATCATCATTTGAAATAAAAGTTTCTAAGGGAATAGTTTTTTTAATTTCTATTTCACCAATTTCTTCAAAAATTTCTCTACGTAAGCCTTCCCACGGAGTTTCAGCTTTTTCGTTGGTGCCACCTACTAGACCCCATACGTCTTTGGCTCTACCTTGTGTTCTATGTAATAATAAGAATCTTTTTGTTGATCTTGCATACACTAATGCACCACTACAAATAATAGTTTTATTGTCCATACTAGTAGTTATTTTAATAAGCTAGGCGCCAGGTTCCGTTTTGGTATTCGCCGTCGTATGCTAAAATCCAATCATCATTTTCATACTTGTATTGCTTGCCTGTATTAAGATTAGTTGTGTAAACAACTGTACTATCATCAGTACTAGCATCAAATACTATGTGCCACTTTGAACCATCCCATTCGATAATATCTTGGGCTCCTGCTATAAAATCTGAACCATCATTGTTCTTCCAAGCATCAGGCCCATCATACCCAGCATCACCTACTTTGGTGCTAGTGTTTATACTGTCTAGTATTAATATACGCGGGTTTCCTGACTTTAACGAAGTTGGATTTGTTGTATACGGATTAATAATATAATCTATTTTGTTTCTATCACCATTTGGCCCATGCATGATTGTATCTGCAGGAAAACTATCAGCGTCCCAAGAAATTGTTAATTCGTATTCGTCTAGAGGATTAATAGCTACAGTGCCTACTAGTTCATTAGATAGGTCTGTACGTCTTAAACGTAATTCAGTAACTCCGCTGTTAAAACTAAACGGCATATCTTTTGTATATCCTGTCCAAGTTTGTGCTCCAACAACACCTTTATTGATTAATTTAGCTGTTGTTCCAAGTACTAGTAAACCATAATTATCATGGCCTGTTGTTACTATAGAATCTACATCAGTCTTTAATATACCTTCACTCAAAATTTGTTCTTCAATTTCGCCAGTACCAGTAACAGCAATTCTAGTTGTTACATCACTCTGTGGAACTGGTGCATCGTCGTATGCTTGACTAACAGGTCTTGCAAGATCTAAATCAATAGTGCCTTTGGTTTCATTAAAAATACTTTGTACTACCTGTGTAATAACACCTAAGCGTTTTACTTTAACAGGTGGACTAATATAAATTGGTGTATTAAATGTCATTGTTGCTACATCTATTTCGCTGTCAACTCCAACAGGTACTGTTCTACTACTAAAATTTAATTGTTCTAAATTAACTACACTTAAACTTGTCCAATCAATATAGTTGTCTGTGGTTTGTATTTCTAAACTAGGGTTAAACAACATTAGAATTTGTTCTAATATTTGTAATTTTTGATCTGTATTAGAACTCCAAATATCCACATTAACTGTAAGGGTATATGGTGTAGGCATTAGTCTTTCAACTGTGTAATTCTTGCCTTCTTTGTTTAAGTATTCATTACCATCAGTATCATATGCTTGTTCACGTATGTTAACTTTATTAATATAACTCGAATCAGCAAGTCTTGCTGTATCCATTGCAAGTGCAGTAATATATACTGACATGCGTGGCGCACTAGGTATTTTATTTTCTGAATTTTCTCGTATTATGTTTGCAACTTGGCGTGTAAGATCGCCGTACATAACAGGTATCTGTGTTAGGTTACCTTTGCCGTCTTTGTAACTAAAGTTACTCATGAGGCGAACCATTTGGGTTATGTAGCGTCTTATCTGTCCGTCATAAAAGTGTTGCATTAGTTGTTTTCCGTACTTGGTGCTACAGTTACAGCATTTCTATAGTAAAATGATTTAGGTGAAATCGCAATACGCAAAGGCCCG